CCCATCAATGCGAGCGGGCACCTTGTCTGCCATCCCGTCCGTAGGCCCGCCGAGGTAGTAACCACCCTTAGCGAGGGCGAGTAGGCCACCACCGGCACGCAACTGCGTGTCCCGTCCGTCACTGCCTGAACCGCCACCGCCACCGCCACCGCCGGTGTTTGTATTGCGGTCATCAACAACTACGTTATTTCCGGTTTGGGGGCTTGTTTGAGTCTGCTCTTGCCCAGTGCCCATACCCGTACCCGTACCCGTACCGCCGGTTAGCGCAGGGAGCCCTACTTGCTGTCGAGCCGTGGCCCGAGCCTCTTCTAGCGTCGGAGGCGTCATCATGCTTTCGGGCTTCTGAGCGTAGATGGTGTCAGAGAAATATCTTTGCCCCATACCCCCGGGGGTCGGCATCGCCAACTGCTCTTGAGGCACGCGCTCACGCACCGCCACGAGGTCAGGGATGCCCCCTTGGTACCCCACCGGTTGAAACAGTGGCGCTGAAGCAGAAAAGCCTTCTAGTCCAAACTTCTCAAAGATAGGATCAAACAGGCCGAGCTGGTACGCTGCAGCACCGCCCATGGCGATAATATCGCTAAGGTCTTGGGCGCTAAAGAAATCGATCGCACCCTGCCCCAGCCTGCCGAGCGCATCGATGGGGTCGGTAAAGAAATCGCCGAGCGTTGGCATCTTTAAAGACATAATCTATCTCCCTGCACAGCTATATCTTAGCTAATGCAGTTACCTGTTGTCTTGTAAATATCTTGCAAGCAGCTTGGGGTCCATCCCGTACTCTTCTAGTAAACTCATTGTAGCTAAATCAAAGGCTTGTACCATGCCGCCTTCGGCGTAGGGCGAAGCATAAGTCTGCTGTTGTTCCAGGGTGCGGAACATGCTGAGCCAGTCATAAAGGTCGATGCCCTCCGGCTCCTCGGTCTCTCCGGGTACAGACGCACGAAGGCCAGCCACAGGCGTGCCGTAATCAAGCGGTATTCCGAAATCGACCGCACCGCCACCCCCAGTCCCCAAGTCTTCAGGATCAACTTCAGGTCCGGGGTCTTCAGGGCCTAAATCATCGGGTCCGGGGTCGTCAGGCGTAGGCTCTTCGAACGGGTCTTCAGGACCGCCACCATCTAGGTCATCGTCATCATCTAGGTCATCGTCCTCAGGTCCGGGGTCTTCAGGGCCTAAATCATCGTCCTCAGGTTCCGGTTCTGGCTCAGGCTCAGGCTCAGGCTCTACAAATAAATCATCGTCCTCAGGCTCAGGCTCAGGTTCCGGTTCTGGCTCCGGTTCTGGCTCCGGTTCTGGCTCAGGTTCCGGTTCCGGTTCCGGTTCTGGCTCAGGTTCCGGTTCTGGCTCAGGCGTACCTACAGGTTCATCTGCAATGGTAGGACCATCTGTACGTCCAGGGTCACGGTCAGGTGCAGGGTCTATCTGCGGTTCTCTATCATCTGCCGGAGGCTCAGGCGTACCTACAGGTTCATCTGCAATAGGGGGCCCATCTGTACGTCCAGGGTCACGGTCAGGTCCAGAATCTATCTGCGGCTCTCTATCATCTGCCGGAGGCTCAGGCGTACCTACAGGTTCATCTGCAATAGGGGGCCCATCTGTACGTCCAGGGTCACGGTCAGGTCCAGAATCTATCTGCGGCTCTCTATCATCTGCCGGAGGCTCAGGCGTACCGTCATCTGCCGGAGGTGCGGGTTCTTTATCCTCGTCCTCTTCTTCACTGCCGGGAAGGCCGAAGTCAGGCTCAAGTCCACCGCGAGTGGTCGGAGGTGTAGTGGTACCAGTAGGTCCGGTGGGCCCGGAAGGTCCAGAACCGCCACCGCCACCAAAGATGGTAGGTAATACAGCTTCTGCCCTTGCGAGGATTGCACCGGGGTCGGTCTGTAAGTCCTTAATCAAGTCGCGGATAAGCTGATCTATCCGGTCAACTTGCCCTGTGGTGGAGCCTTTTACCGCGCTCATGACAGCGCCGCTCACCTTCCCGTAAACATCTCCCGCAGCTTTCTGGATCGCGTCAAGGACCGTTTCGGGCTTGCTGATGTCAATGTTAGCGCCGAGGTCCCGCACCCAGTCGATGAACTCAGGGATGGTGCCGAAGATGATGGGTAGGAGCTGGTCGCCGGGGCCAGGAATAGGCAGTTCGATGCCAAACTCAGTGCGCGGCAGCGCCGCAGCTACACCTTCTAGGACATCTTCAAGGGTCGGCACCGCTACATTCGGTGTGGTTGAGGTCTGCGTTTCCTCTCCGCCAGTGCTGACTTGGCTCGTACCATCGTCGGCAGCAGCAACGCCGCCGTAATCAGCTATGGTTTGCCCTAAGGTTTCATCCTCACCAAGGAACCCTCGACTACGGAGGTAGTCCTCTTGCTCCCGACGGTCACGTCCGAGCAAATCTCGGTAGAGGTCAGCGTAGTCGTAGCCGACCCTGCCGGAGACAAAATCAGCACCGGTGAGGCCTGCGGGAATATCAGCACTAGGGGCGTCGCTTACCGAACCGATAAACCTACCTTGCGCGTCATACAGATCAGGCGCGGCTTCTGGGGGTGGGATGTCTCCACGGGCGCTAGCGTCTTGGAGTTGCTGCGCAGGGGTTCGCCCATCAGTCAGATCAACGTCTTCGCTATCTCGCAGGAGTTGCCCGGACTCTAGGTACGCATTAGGCCCAATAGAAGGCACGTAGTCGGTACCTTGGCGCTGCCCGGTAACGGGAATAACGTCAGACGCGCCGCCATAGCCGAGGCCAACACCGAAATTACTGCTCATCCGTGAAGACGTTTCTGCGTCATCAAACTCCTGAGCGCCGGTTACCGGATTACGACGGGCTGCGCCGGAGTCTACGATGCGTTTGGCAGGATCAATGCCTGCGCCAGCAAGAGCCCGCATCACCATGTCGGCGAAGTCAGGATTAGCTCGCATCAGCTCAGGGGGGATGATGGTGTCGCCGGGGGCGACGTGGGCAAGGTTCCGATCATCGCCACGGGAATACTGAGACAGGCGCGCAACGTCCCGTGCCATGGGGGCTCTGAGTCCGGCTATGCCTTGCCTACGCTTATCCATGTTTACCCCTACAAATTACTTACAAACGAGACGGCGACGATGGTCGAGGGAACACCGGGGTGAGGACTTGTTGCTGCCTCAGTATGCAAGCTCAATGCAGTGTCGCTTGTCGCCCAGTACATCTCAATATATTGGTCAGCCGTCAGGTCGATGGAAAAGTTCCAGTAGATGGCTTGGTCGCCATTGCCCTTGATCGTTTGCTTTTGTCCGCCGTAGGGCACATCCGTGCCATTCTTGTTGATCCACGTCCAAATCGTAACATCTGACGAGTTCGTGTGTTGCGTCGTCAGAGTTACCTGAAAGTTGTATATACCAGCAGCAGATACGGTGATCCGGGTATTGTCTACGCCTCCGATGGACGTACCGTTGCCGATATAGGTGTTCTCAAACTCCACCGGGTAACCAGTATTAGTTGCAACAGCGGTCTGGCCGGTCGTGCTGTAGAACAGCCCCCGAGGCATGTAGAGGACTTTGCCGCCGTCGTCCGTACCCAGTAACGTGTTAACCGTATTGGTTAGTCGATTAAAGAACAGCCGCAGCACGTTGCTGAACTGGTCAAAATAAGGCCGGGTGTACTCTTCCCCGGCGAACGGCAGCGCTGGTGGTTCGACCTTCTCGATCTCGTTAGCCATCAGCGCCGCCCATCAGGCCGCATGTCAATGCGTGGGGCCCCAAGCTGCCACTGAACACCGAGCGCATCCGACTCAATCTTCATAGACATTTGGCGACCCCGTACCCTGATATTTAACTGGTTGGTGTAGACCTCGACGGGGACGGAAACAGTACGGGTGATTGCGCCGCTGTTGCTCCCGCCCTCAGACATCGGGTCGTTATAGCCGGAACCAGAACCAGCTAGCGGCTGCAGGGTTAGGGTGGCCTGCGGAGCGGACGAAGTCGATCCATCAAAAGTAATGTCCGGCAGTACGCGCCAAACGAACGCAAACTTGTGCCCATCGTCCAGATCAAACTGAGCAGAAGTGATATATGCGTTGATTGGTACGGGTGTGCCAGTCTCGTCATCGTCTACCCCCTCTTCATGGAAGACAAGATTGTTGGAGTACGTCGCTGCAATGGGGTACTGCTGGGTCCCCGAATCCATCCATGCAGTGCGGTCCAGCGTGCCGTAGTACCAGATGTCTTCGACATAGTTATAGACCGCGTACTTATCTACCGTCGTCGAGCCTGCTGACGGATAGAACCACCAAATCTCGTGGAACTCCTCGACCGTACCGGCGAACACCTGCTGGTCCTGATCGAAGTTGAAGTCCGAGAAGACGTGCCGACGAATATCGCACCGGAGGGTCTGGGTACGACCGTCGTACTTGTAGAACTTGTCCCGGCCCATCCAGTAAGAGACACCGTTAGCGTAGGCCACAGCGTTCTGGCCCATGATAGAGATGTTCTCCCCGACAACCTGTGCTCCCCATACCGCCGGGGCACCGAGATACTGCAGGGAGTAGAGGGCCGCATCAGTCCAGACCAATATTTCTTGCCGTGACGGGTTAGCCGTAACGATCTTGTTGCCCCGAGAGAGCCGCAGGCTTCCCGCTTGGTTAGTCGCTGCCGGGGTCCAGTTGGTGGCGTCTTCTTGGTCAGACCAGCGGAACAGAAGCGGGTCAAGGTCCGAGCTGCCGATGGGGTTGGTCCCGAAGCAAAAAACGAAGCGGTTTTCTGACACAAGAAGGAAGTTCTGGGTCACCGGCACATCAGAGGCACCCGCCTCGTCAGACAGCAGGGTAGCGCGATTAGCTATGCCGCTAGAGGCGTCCCAGTAGTACACCGGACCTGTCGGGTAGCCGAAGAGCAGGTCCTCGCCAAAGTTAGCTTGGTGCCAGAGGCGGAGGTCTTCGTTAGAGCTAGTACCCACACTCCACGGTCCAAGGCTCCATCCACCTGCACCCCAGCCAGTCAGCGGCACCACGATCTCAGGGCCGACTGGCATTTGGTATTCAGCCGTAGACGTGTTGATGGTAGCCGTGATGTTGCTGCTCGTAGCCGTGGCCGGGGCCGACAACTCAAAAGTCGTGCTGTTCGTAATGGAAGCTACCGTGGCACTGGCCGGGATACCGGCACCGCTGATCGTACAACCGGCGATCAAAACCGACGTGTCGTCCATGGTGGCCGTGGTGCTAGCGTTCGTAATATCGACGGTGTTATCCGTGAAAGACCCATCACCCGTATCGGAGCTATTTGCCGTAACAGCCGCAGCGCCACTATCAACTGCAGTCCCGCCGGTGCGAGCGGTGATCGTAAAAGTGTTACCCGTGGGAACAGTCAGGACCTCGTACTCTTGGTTGAGCACGGCAGCGGTGATGTTCCCGCCGAGACCGGAGCAGTTAGAGAAGGTAACGAAATCACCGACCTCCGCACCGTGGGAGGCATGGGTAACGGTCAGGGTCGTGCTGCCGTCCACCGCAGCAAAGGTAACTTCTCCCGCAGCAGAGGTAGCCCGGATGGGGGTAATGTCGTAGTAGGCGCCACCCTGAGCGATATAGAACTTGACGTTGGTGCCGACTCCGATGAGGTTGACGTTATTGAGGGTCACCCAGTTGTGCAGGGAGCGGCATACACCCAGATAGGTATAGGTAGAGACGCGAGACCACCCGCCAATTTTCTCGGGCGTACCCTGCCGGAACCGCACCTTATCGCAGTCATACCACCGCCCCTCGGCGGCGTAGCGCGTCATTTCACGGTTGATTCCGGGCTTCAGCAGTACCTTTTGTAGAGCCATAGCGGACCCATCACATCGACGCGCCGGACATCGGCACGGTGGTTACCTTGATCGCTACGCTCTGCTTGAGGACTAGGGCTTGGCCGCAGTCGGAGCAGGTGGATGCCGCGAGTTCAGCTTCATCTACGTCAAAACCGCAGTTTGAGCAGACGGCTTCGATCTCGTGGGCAGGCTCGATACTACCTGATCCTAACATCTTTGGCTCAAAAACTTTCTTCACACCGCCTCCCGCCAGTCCAAGCCCTGCCACAAAGCAGATTCGGCAGCGCGACGCTTTACAAGCCCCTCAAGAACTTTGCCGCCCGCTCGATTCCATCGCTGGATTTGCGTAGGCACGTCGCTAATAGGTCCATAATTAATGCGGTTAAGGAGCGTGCTTTCCTTAAAATTGCCCGGGCCAAGGTTAAACACCCACGCCACGAGAGCATCGAACTCATTTTGCTTGAGAGCGACTTCCACCATGTCGTTAACATAACCTTCGAACTCCTCTAGGTCTTCGATCAAGTAGGCTTCCGCCGCTTCTTGGTCGATCACGTCACCTTCTCGGACGCCGCCAGTATGCCCATAGCCAATAGTCCACACGTTAGCAGGACATAGGTATGCTTCCAGACGGCACCCTTCAAAAT